TCATAGTCTTGGTTCACAATCAGTCCATCTAGATCCAACTGATGTTTGTATGCCAAGGCCTGTTGCGAGCCGCAATCAAGCCGTATGTAGTTCAGCGTGTCCATAGCACAGTCGGAATAGTAGCGCATCGTGCGGGTCATGGAACCAAAAGGTCATGTTGTTGATGGTAACGTCTGTGATGTATCTAGCGCCCGGCAGGCCAAACACTTCTACCACGCGGGCCAGAGCTTCATTCCATGTGTGAATGTCATTCAGGCTGTGTTGCCAGTGCAGGGTCATGCCATGTGGGTATTCAGAGTTTCTCAAGATACACAGACTTTATGTATTGATCAGCACTGATCCAATCCACTTTGTAAAACAACACGTAATCTGTTATGTCAAAATGATTGCAAAAACTCTGACCGTATCTTAATCCTTTGATACCTTCGAATGTAAATGCTTGCTTCCATTCACTGTATTCTGCTTCAGTAATGCTGTATGCGCGGTTGACTTTGTTGTCAATTGCCATTAAATGTGCAGTCATGTTCTCAAATACACTGTTGCTCATATCAATCCCAGAGATTTTGATAGTATCGGCCAAATAGTCGGAAGCCGTTTTGAATACGCTCTTCTACCACTTTCATACCATCATAATCGCACTTGTAAGTGTCTTTGGGACCACGGTCCATTTGGTAGTACTTGTGCTCGCCCTTGGGCACTTCATTACCGTTTTTGTCTACAGGTACCCACAGTATATCAATGTTGCCTTCGCGGAAAGCATCTTGCCATGAGTCATCGACCTTGCACTCAAATGCAAAGATCATTTCGTTCATGACCCACTCCCAACGAAGAAAATGATTGCTGTCAGTGTCCCAGTCGTTTTCTTTGGGGGCTGCTTCGGTACTGCGTAGACCAAGGCCTTCGGGCACATCCGAATCATCCACAAATCCAGCACCATGCTGGTTTGCTTTCAATTGCCGAAGCATGGGCAACACAATGTCCGCAAGAGTGTGATCCATGCTCCAGGTGTCGTAGCGATCAATCTTCACATACTTGATGGCGGGATGCACACGGTCCAGCACCCATTGAATTGCTCTGCTGATGGGCACAAGTCGATCATGCCAACGTTCTGTCCACTCTGGACGTTCCACATATTTGTGTTCACGCTCTTCGTCCAGTGAACGAATCACAGTTTTGTCTCGACTGCACTTGGACCAGTCTGTCCAGAAAAACGCATAGTCCAACATGGTGTAAGGTGAGATCCAGTGATCTCTGTAACCGCTGATGTATACTTTCATTGCTCAACTCCAAAATGTTTTTTAATATAATTTGCCGCTATAACAGAAGTATACCCATGATCAGTTTCAATTGAAACGTAAACGTTAGGAAACAAATCAGCACACTCGTTGACGATCAACTCAGCAAACTGTTGCATCTTGTCCGGACCAGCCACATAAAATGAGCCTGCATCAAAGTCGGCAGTGCCCATTTTGGCCTGCAGGGCCAACTGTTTAAACTTTTCGTTCATATCAAATCCTTACCATGTTGATGTATCCGTTATGTCCATCTCACTCAACAATATATGTTCTTTGTAAAAGAACTTGGCAGTGTGATCAAACCCGATGCCTGTGGTCTTTGATTCCACAATTTCCACTTCATTGACCTGTTGATTCAAGGCCAACCATACGCTGACCTGTTCCCACTGGCGACGGGTCAGGCTCATTCTGCGCATCACAATATCACGCGATCTTTGATCATTTGTTCAAATGTTTCAAACAAGGTTTCAAAACGTATGTTATACAGTCGAGTCACTGCGTCCCAGTCTTCTTTTGTGGTACCTTCTTTGGCACTCAGCATTCAGATATCATCCAGCACTTGCCATGCTTGCATGATTTCTTGTTCCATGTCAAAACGAGTTTTTGTTTTACCAGCTTCCATCATCAATCCACATTCTCAAAGTTAAAAAGATCCAACCCGCACTCCAAGTGCGTTCGTTGGGACTGGGCCATCCGTCATTGGGTTCTCTTCGCCACCAAGGCAGCAGACTCCAATGACAGGGATTTCCTACTATTATAACACTGAATCCCGAATAACGCAACCACTTTGTTATACTTCTACTGTTTTCAGTTGCCATGTGTCTGTCCTTTCTTCATAGTTGACATAGCCTCTTGGATTGCACAAGATTCGAGTGCTGCCAATACAGTAGTCAAAATCTTCGTGTGTGTGACCATGTGTCCATAGCTTGATCTGCGGATGATCCAAAATAAAGTTGTCTAATTCTGAACTGTAGCCACCATTCATTATGTCTTGGTCGGCATAGCGTGGATGTGTGCTGAGCCTGCTGGGTGCATGATGTCCCACTACCACAAACTTCTGATCCCACTTGCCTTCAATCATCAGTCGAATATACTCTACCATGGCGTCATGATCGTCTGCGGCGTCTGTGGTGCTAAAACGGCCTGGCCATCCACGCCCATCTCCCGTTTTGGTACTGTTGTCCACACAACGAAAATCATTCATCATACTCGAAATTGCATGCAGGGTTCTGGTATCACGTTGGTTCATGTCAGTCCACAAGGTACCGCCAATGAACGTGACATCATCCAGCACAAAAGTTTCTTTTTCCAGGATGTGCAAATTTGTCAAATAACCCAGCACATCTCGGAAATGTGGCACAGTCTTGGCAAAATCACCGTGATAGTGTTCGTGATTGCCCACAATGAAAATCACATGTGGAAAACGATCACAACATCGTTGGAAGAAATCGTGAAATCTGTTGCTACGATACTGTTCACCCATGGTGTTGTAAGGATCACGTTGTGCCATGTCTGCGGCCACACAGATGTCTCCGCCCAGGATTAGAACATCAGCGCGGTCTGTGTTGTCAAAGTCTAGGTCTCCAAACTCTAGATGTACATCAGATACCAATGCTATTTTCATTTTGTTTCCTTTGTTCTTTCAGTTGCGATTTCAATGCGGCCACTGCTGTCTGATCGCCATCATAAATGGCCGCATCTTTGTCAGGGTATCTGGCACGAAATCGTTCACGTATTTCCTTCAAGTCTGATCCTTGACACACAAAATCTTTTGTCATACTATTATAACACAAATACTGATTTTGGTCAATTTCTACTGTGAGTGCAATCAGCCGTTCTTCATCCAGGGCCTGCCCCACCCCAGCAAGTTCTTGTTCCATTGACTGTTCGATGTGCCGACGCAACAAGAATGCCAACAAGCCCAATACCAAGTTGGTGATTACCCAGCCAATACCAAAGTAAATTAAAAAATCACCGAATTCCATGAGAGCCTGTCCTATGTCTGTCATATATTTACTTTTAAGTTTGTCTGCGTTGTGCTAGATACTCTTGCCACTGTACCCATTGATTCTTGACCAAGAAGCCCCAGTCACGTTGCTTGACACCGGGCATGAACAAGGTCCAACATGTCACTGTGGGATCCAGTTCGATCCTGTGATAGGTATCAGCACTGGCCCATCTGAAACTGCCAGGTCCACACCATCGGGCAATTTCACCTGTCTTTCGACCTTGGCTGTCAAACTGTGGGCGCCACTCCCAGTAGCCGCCTCGAAGGATTATGGTAGCAAAGGGCCAGGGATGATCATGCACATCATCAGGATCTGACTTCAAAAACTTGTGAACAAACACATTGAATGGGAAACGCTCGCGGTCTTTCAAGAACACATAGTAGCGTTCCAGGTACGGCTCGTCATTTACCCGGTCCATGATTATGCGATATCGACCCAAACGCTGAAAGAGTTTTTTAAGCATACAATTATTATACAACAAATTTCAATTTCAGTCAAGAAAAAACCCTACCGTGAGTAGGGTTTTGTCAGTGTGCTCAGTGGGATTTGAGCAGCGAGTTGGGATTAGACCAAACCAAGAGCCATTGCTTTGTAACCAGCGGCCACCAATCGACGGCTGGGTGTACCAATGCGGTACTCGGTAACTTGCACGCCATTGCCAGCTTTACGGCTGTTGGCATAAACTGCAAAACCAGCCTGGCGAACACGGCTGACTTCAGCTGAGATGTTCTTGATGCCAAAACGCTTGTGGGCTTGGCTGGCAGAGATTTTCTCACCGTTGCTCAGGGCAGTAAACAGTTTGTAAGTTTTGGTTTCAGGATTAAAACGCATCATAATAAAATACCTTTCTTTAAAGTAGCTGTGTTTCACAGCATTTCACTATTGTATAGAGTTCTTGTTGCAAACACAATACAATTTGGCCCATCAATTGCCAAAATAAAATGTTTTGGCAATCTTACCAAAACAAGTAAACCGTTTGCCAAGCTGTGGCGTTGTGTATGTGTAGCAGGAAAGTTCTTGCTACAAGTTTCAAATCAAAGGAGATTACCATGAAACAACTTATTGCTATCATTGCCGCTGCTGTTGCAGTTACCGCTTTTGCCGCAGAACCTGCAAAGAAAGAAGAAAAGAAAGTTGAAGCCAAGCCTGCTGTTACTGCTCCTGCCCCTGCAGCCAGTACTCCTGCCAAGGCCGATGCCAAAAGCGCACCTGCTAAAGCCGATACCAAAGCCGAAGCTGCTAAGAAGTAATCCACATAGGTTCACGGCCATCAGATTTGCTGGACTTGATCTGGCAGATGTAACCGAAGACGAGGACCTATATACGTGTTGGCACAGAAAGTGGGTTCCAAGATTTAGACCTGACTTTGATCAGGAAGATGATCAAGAACTTTCTGAACATGTCAAAACAAGATTACTAAAAGCCAGAATGTTGGCTTTACAAAAGTATCAGGAAAAATGGAGCTAAGGCTCCATTTTCCTTTGTAATATAAATTTAATATACGTAGAGATAAATAGCTTTATAAAACATCAAGAGCGTAGCATGTTATACACCATCACCACCATTACTGAAGATTTAGAAACACTGATCAAGGACGACCCTGTGCGTCCCGAAATTCCAGTGACTGACCGTGTCAATTCCAACAGCCGAATCTACATGCTGAAGGATGGAGACAAAACTTGTGCAGTTACTTGTGTTAAATTTTTGGAAAGCATTCCGGCCGCTGTGGACGACATGGTGGGGTTGGTTGGCAGTGCCACAACTGCGGTATTTTACACCATTTGGTCGTACTCAGCAGGTGCCGGCCGTTCGCTGATACAAGAAACTCAAAAGTCAATTGAAGCTGAGTTCCCTGACATCGACACCTACGTGACCTTGAGTCCCAAGACCGAAATGGCTCGCAAGTTCCACTTGAAAAACGGTGCTGGTGTTTACCGCGAAAATTCTGACACTGTGAACTACATCTATAAGTAAACATGCTCGTGTAGCAATCTTGTCCTGCAAGGGGCGGGACTTGAACAGCACACACATACACACAGGAGAACGACATGAGCAAAACACCTTACGAGATCCGTCTCGAACTTCTCACCCTGGCCAAGGAAATCCTCCAAGCGCCAATTTACGAAAAACGCAGCCAACTCAGTGACGAATATCATTCCAAGCTGACCGACGCCAATCGTGCAGACCTTCCGTTTCCGACCATGCCTGACTTTCCGTCAACTACGGATATCATCAGCCAGGCCGAAGAACTCAAAAAGTTTGTAGACGCCGCGTAAAAACAAAAGCCCCGCAAGGGGCTTTCTTATGGCTGTATGCTTTTGACATGTCGGCAGTCACCACGGAATCGAAAACCCGAACAGGTGCAGGAGAGATTGCCGTTGACTTCGGTGATTCGGTACTCGTCGCCTTTTGATCCCGTCACAGTCCAGGTGCGACCTTCGGGTTCTGGTTCTGTAAGTTCAGTCTTGAACTGCACAGGGTTCACCACAAATTTGCGGCCACGCAGATCAATGCGGATGGGATTTTTAAACACTTTGATGGCTTCTGTGCCCCGGGCCCGAAACGCATACATCTTGGTCTTGCCATCATCCAGCAGATAGATGCCGTTGGGCACAGAGTCCTTCCAGTCAGTTGTTTCGGCAAACCATTTCATTCTTCAACTCCGAAATGTTCTCTAATGTCATCACCCATGGTTCCACTGCCCGCCTGCCGCTCACGCAGGATATGATCCACCCGCCCAGCACATTCTGCCACAATCAACTCGGCGAGCTTTTCTGTGTAATATCTTGGATACTGATCGTAATCAGCACCTTCATCTATCAGTTCGCCAGCATAGATTTCAGCCTGTTCAGCAAGTTGTTGAATTCGTTCGTTCATTTTCCAACTCCGAAATGTTCAATCACTGCGTAATTCAATTCTTTTGCAGGATCATCCATTTTTTTATTCTCCAGGTCCATGCCGGCTTGATGTGTGATTTGAACCATCGCAATTTCACGCATCAGCAGGTGGGCAAACTTTTCTATATCAAAATACCGACTGGCCGTCACTTGGTCTCCCCAAATATCAGCACCGGCCTGATCAGCAAGTTCCAGAATTCGTTCGTTCATTCTTCTTCCAATCCAAAATATTCTAAAATCTGATTACGAACTTCGTAGTTGCCATCAGCATATTGCTCACCAATGTCAGCACATTTCTGCACAATCAACTCGGCGAACTTTGCAACAAACAATTCATTACCTGATTGTCCAGTTGGCAATGCCATAATGGCACTATATTTTGCAGCCTCATCAGCAAGTTGTCGAATTCTTTCGTTCATTTTAGATTTATCAGGAATATTTTCTGTATCACCATCTTGGGCATGTACAAAGCCCAAGTCCAACATCTTTTGTTCTTCAGAAGAGGTACAGTGAGGGCGAAACACAAACAGTCGGCAAGTAAGATTGTCCTTGCTATAGTAAATTCTATAACTTACCCGTTCCACACCCAGAGCGTCAGCCAGTTCCGGCAATGTGAATGCGTCAGGCCAATCCTCGGTCTCACTGGCACGGGTCTTTTCAAAATAAAAATCTTGCATCATTCTTCAACACTCTACGTCTATGTGACGTCCTTTGTCTAGACCCAAACGAATATTCCGTGCAACTCGCTCTGCAATGATTCTATCAAAATTGCGTTTTTCAACTGCCTTGCGATAGTCTTCTTCGCGCCGGTCTTGCAATTGAATCCGTTCCTGGCGATCCAACCGTAAGTTATAGTCAACTCTTGAGACGTTCATTTTGCCATGATCCTGGCCAACACTGCCTGCGCCTCGGTGAGATCTTCAGTTGCCAATTTTTGCTCAATTACTTGTTCTTGAGTTTGAGCATAATTGGCCATGGGTTGCCATGCAGTGTATGGCACAGTCCAACGGATTGAATAGTTCATATTAGTCCTTAAATCAAATCAACTTGTACATTGTGTTGGCGGCCGGCAAAAACACTGTTGGTGCCCCAACCCGTGGGCTGTGGTCGGCACATTGCAAATGCCAGTTCACGCTGAGCCTGCAGATTTTGCAAGGCTGTGATCACAGCCTGTTGCGCACTCATTGTAGCAAAGTTTTCCACGTCCGAAACTCGACAGTACATGCCAACACCGTCCACAATAAAACGGATTCGGGTGCTGTTGTTCATGCCTTCAATCAGTCGCTGTTTACGCATCTCAACTCCTTTTGTTACAATATGTCCATATTATAGCATTTGGCGAATTATTGGTCAACCACCCCAAAAGTAGTACCAAAGTAGTACTCAGTAGAAACCATGAGATAAATAACAGTACAACAAAAGGAAAAATCATGTTAGAAACATTACTAGAACGTCTGGCCGAAATGTTCCCAAAAAGCGATTATCAAAGCAGACTGGAGCAGTACATTGCCAGCCGCAATCCAAAAAGCACCGCTGACGTAGAGCACTGGGAACGCCAGTACTTTCAAGATCAACAACGAGGACTGGTATGAAATTCTTAAATCGTGTGTTTGAAACACTGGTGTTCTGGGGCGAAATTGTGTATGAGTACAGAAAGAGTCGAGCCAGCCGTACCTGGCACTATTGATCCCTTGTGACCAATATTTTATCGGCAAGTCCGTATTCAACTGCTTCACCGGCAGTCATGAAAAAGTCTCGTTCCATGTCTGCTCGCAGTTGTTTGTGGCTCTTGCCAGTGTGTTTGACATAGATATCAGTCAACACAGTTTTCCAACGCAACAGTTCCCGGGCTTGAATTTCCACATCAGTGGCCTGCCCTGATGCACCACCCAAGGGTTGATGGATCATGTGACGTGCATTGGGCAGGATGTAACGATTGCCCTTGTCTCCGGCTGTGGCCAACAGCGAACCCATGCTGGCAGCCTGCCCCATCACAATGGTGTGGATCTTGGGCCGGATAAAATTCATGGTATCATAAATGGCCATGCCTGCTGTTACACTTCCGCCTGGTGAGTTGATGTACAAACTGATGGCCTTGTCAGGATTGTCACTTTCCAAAAACAATAACTGCGCACAGATCAAGCTGGCTGTGTGTTGTGTGACTTCTCCGTCCAGCATGATCACGCGATCTTTGAGCAGTCGGCTGTAAAGGTCGTAACTGCGTTCGCCTCGAGCAGTGTGTTCAATAACAATGGGCACTAGATTTGACATTGGGTCTCCTGGTTGATTGCATAAGTATAGCATAAATTTCACGGAAAACCAATGCGCGACTTAATCAATTTAATCGAAAACTTGAGCAAACCTGACATCGAAGCAGTACTGAATCGGGCTGGCTACACTGATCTCAAAGTGTCTGGCAACAGAATAGGTGTGCTGGTACAGATTCCTGATGGTGAGAAAAAAGACCAGTTTAGATCCGCTATCCTCCAAGAAATTCTAGGCCTGATGAAAAAGAGTTTCCCCAAAAGTCAACCCAGTTTGAGCACGGATCCCAGACTCAGCAGTATCGGCGGCGTTGAGTTTGCTGACAATCCGGTTAAAATCTTGGTAAAAGATTCCGGAATACAAGGCGATCAAAGTGCCGGCGTGGCCAACGAAATTGAAATGGCCAGTTTGTTGCAGAGCGTGATTGATCGTTATGGCAGTGTCAATGTGACATTTGTTGACCCACGTGGCAAGCAGTTGGTGATCAATGATTGTAATTCAGTTGACGTTGCTGGACGTGACACAGGCGGGCGCAAAAAAGCCGACGTGGTGTTACAGAGTCCTGAACGCAGTTTGCCCATATCCATTAAAAAACTCAATGCCGAAGCATGGGAAAGCGCCGACAATTTGTTTGGTAAAAAGGCTCGTGGCATCATTGACCAGTTGGTAAAAGACAAACAGGTCAAATTAAACAAATTAGAAAAGACTCGCAACGGCATGCCAGTGTTTGCACTCAGCAAAGAAATTGTGATAGAACCCACTGAAGAAGAAGCCATGAATGCCATCTTTGGCAGTGACCTTAATCCCAAGGGTGGCGTTGTTATCCAAACATTCAAACCTGAGCATTTTGTTCAAACTGGACAGGATGTCACCATTGAAGCACATGCTGTGATTGCCAACAAATCCGACATTCCTGAAAGTCACCTCATGGTATGGTTGTTGCGCAATGACAGCAATCGCAACAGCACATCGCTGGGCTTGCCTGGTATTCGCATCATGGGAGTAACACTCACACGTGGCATTGGCAAGACCGGCACCAAGGATGTCATCCTGGTAGACAAAGATGGCAATGTTGTGAAACGCAAATCAGCTGATGAAGTTGAGCCCGATGCTGAATTAGACACTGATGATTTGGATGCTGTGGCTGACAAACGCTTGACTGGACCCGGTGCCCGGGCTGCCAAAAAGCAAAACCAACCTCGAACTGATGCAGCCACGCTGGGCAGAGAACGCCGAAAATAATTTAAGTTTTGGTCACTGCCGACACATGATCGCAGATGCCCAGAGCCTTGGCTTCTTCGGCACTGAGCCAAATGTCATGTGGTGGCAATAGATGTTTGCGTATTTGGTCTGCGTCCAATCCAGTACACGCTTCATAGTGTGAGACCATTCTAGCTTGCGTGAGTTCAAATTCGCGCATGGTTGCAAACAATTCATGCACCTTGCCTTCACTGCTCCATGAGAACTGATGACTCAAGATTGATGTATTGGGTGTGAGAACTCGGCGTCCCTTGCAACCAGCAATGAATATCAACAATCCGGCACTGGCAATCACTCCCAGCCCCACGGTTTTTACAGGTATGAGTGAACTGTGCATGACATCAATCAAGGCAAAGGCAGCGCCCATGTCTCCACCTTCCGAGCACACCATCAACAATAATTCTTTTCGTTTTTTCTTGACCACATGATTTTCATGCAGAATCCATTCCACAATGGGTTTGATATTTTCTTGGTCAACGTCGCCCATAAAAACATACATTCCCGCATCAGCCAATGCATGGCTGTGTGTCTGTTCAAGTTGAGTGGTATTTTCAGTTGTCATATGTTTAGAAGTAGAAAAAGGCAGCCAATGGCTGCCTTTATTTATACGCCGTTTATCGCAGGGTAATTTGCCCAATTACAGCATTGGGCTTGGCCAATGCTTCGTCCCGTCGGCGCTTGTATTCTTCGTTGTCCACATCCAGTAACTTGATTTCAGTCTGCGAGGTATTCACAGCGTCTGCTGGTTTTGCGGGTTCAGGACGAGGACCAATATTTTCACGAAGTTGTCGATCGGCTCGTTCTTGCTGTTCGGCTTGACTTTTGTGAACTTGATCAAGCTCTTGATGTGCTCGTCCTGAACGAAGTTCGCTTTCTTTGCGAGCTTGTGTTTGATTACGCTCTTTGCGGAGCACATTGTTTTCGCCCAGTGGGTAACGCAGTAACACATAAACCTTGTACGAGCGTCCGTCATGTGTGGCACGGCTGTCCACACGCTGAGCACCAATCAATTCACCGTTGGCAGTTTTCTGCATGGTCTGCTCAAAACGCTCATTGAGTGCATCACCAGAATCAGCACGATAGCTCTTGGTCAGGCTTTGTACCTTTGCAGTCATGGTTTCAATGAGTTTTTGTTCGGCAAACATGCGAGCCTTGTTGTAGGCCATTTGCTCGTCTGACGATGTGGCAGTGCCGGCCGCAAACATCATGTCTGCGGTATCTTCGGGCAGTCGCACAAACCAGTCTGGCGCGGAAACAATCACACGCTGAGGCTGTGCTGGCATGGCATAAGGATGCGCTGGTGCTTGATACACCTGCGGTGCTGGCTGTGCCACTGCCTGCGGCACCGGTGCTTCAGTTTTTTGACTGCTGGCGCAGGCCACAAGACTGGCGCTGAGTGCAACAGCAGAAAGTTTAGCAAGTTTCATACATACCTTTCAGGTTAGTTAACAGATAACGTATTGTAGCAGATTGATCAAAACTTGTCAACCACTACCCATTTTGAGTCGTGAATCTTACAGATCACTCCTTGAAAAGTGCGCACATCTGATCGAATGTATGCACTGTCCAAAAAGTATCTGCAGGGTGCTCCGTTGTGCCAAAATTCCCGAGTAAAATCTGGATGCGGTCTGAATTGGTGCAGTTCGGCCACTGTGCCAGGGTTGGTGCTACGTAGTGCATCCAGGTCTGGACGATCTGAGCATATCATGGTCTTTTCACTCACAGTCTGGGTTCGGCCCACTCTGGCACGTACCTCATCTTCGGCACGATTCACTGCCACAGCACAGGCTTCTTCTCGTGGGCGATCTCCTGGCCACTCATATTCGCCATGAGCACTGTGCCAATCTGCGCCAATTCTCACACGAAATGTGACCATGCACTTGCGACCGTTGTTGACTGAGGGCACAACCTCGGGTGTGATTCGACTGCGTTCCAAAATAGTCACAGAAGTTCGACTCACTGTGCGATCTTGCAACACACATTCTGATGCCAACACCGTGGCAGGAATCAATGCCAAGGCTAGAAATTGTTTCATGAACAGTACCTCAGTAAGAATAAGTTATAGTTAATTTGACGGTTGATATTGCCTTTACGGTCCCAAAACGTCAACTGGTCTAATGTGACTTCGTCACGTGTTTGTCTCATGCTCATCAACATGGCTCGTTGTTGTACCGCAATTCTACAGTCAACTTGAAAATAGTTGAGATCTTCGTATGCCATGGGACGAGCACCGGGAGTTCCTTGACTGGCACAGCCACTACACAGGCTGACAAGTATAACGCAGGCTCCAAATACGCGAGCGAATTTGTCCACGACTTCTTTCATAGTCTTCCTTTGATTCACTGTTTTGTTGTGGGACCTGCGCATTTTGCTCAAGCCAGCGAATTATTGAAGCACGGTTGGCACAGTCATTTGGGATCTGACTCACATCCAACGGAGCACGTTGTACCACACTGACACAACCAGTCAAGGTCACAACCAGCAAAGCAATCAATAATTTATTCATCACGGTTCCGATGTTTGACTCGGCGGTTGTACACTGTTTTGTCACGTTCAACCTTTGGCTTGAACGGAGTGTCGCGGCTGTACAACTCCACCGCACGACGGCGCTGGCGAGGAAGTTGTACAGTGAAGCTGAGTGTTTTCATGTTGTAATTATAGCAGATTGGGAATTATTGGTCAAGTGCGATCAAGGATTTTGGTGACTGTGACCAATACGGTACACTTGAGCACGGCGGGGAAGTCCTTGTTCGCCACTTTCCACAATATAGGCCTTGGGCAAGCACACTCCAGCAAACTCACTGTAGGAGTAATAACCGCTTTCGGTCACTACCAGGCGAGCGTCTGCAGGCAATACACTCAATGCCGCCATCATGTCTGCCACTGTCACAAAAGTTTCCATATCTTTCTCCTTTTTTGTTTTCATGTTCGTATTATAGCATTTTGGTTAATTTTGGTCAAGAAAAACCCTGCTCTGGGCAGGGTTTTTGCAAGGTAATACTTGAGTATTACTTTTTAGCTGTGGTAGCTGTGTAGGCTTTCATGATGCCTTCGCCAAACTTGACATAGTCAAACTTGGTGGCTTCTTGCATGGCTTTCACAGTTTCACTGGCCACTGTGGCGGCAGCATCTGTGGTGGCCTTGACGGCTTTTTTGGTGTAGTCAGCTTGAGAGTCAATGAACTTGATCATGGCTTCTTTGGCTGTTTCGTTTGTGACAAAGGTGTTGACAAAGGTCTTTTTACCGGTTTGAACGGTGTCGATGAATGCGTCTGCTGTAAACATAATTTCTCCTTAATTAAGCAAGTTTACTATGGGACCCGGCCTATCCAGCACCCCATGTATTATTGTAGCATTATTTATGCTGCTCTGCAACATTTTTTAAAAAATAAATTAGTAATTGATCACTAAATAAATGCCTAGGAGAAATTATGTTTGAAAAACTCAAAGAATTATTTTTTGGTAAACCTACCGAAAAACCTGCTGTGGCGCCGGCACCATACAAAATTGAAACACCCGACACCAATTGGCCGTTTCCCAGAGCAAGTGAAACTGCCCCAGAAAATCATGTGCGTGTGGAATCAGTCAAGCCAGTGGAAGCACCTGCTCCAGTTTCAGCAACATACAACGTGCCAGAGCCAGCAGCCACGCCACCAATTTCTTTGATTGCGGAACCAGCACCTGTCAAAAAGGCTCCAGCCAAAAAACCTGCTGCCAAGAAAACAGCAGCCAAAACGCCTGCTGTAAAAAAAGCACCTGCCAAAAAGAAATCAGCTGAGTAACATTCGGGCCAGACCAACTGTGTCAATAGTGGTTAGCAAGATGTAGTTAGCCAGCATGCCAAATGATTTCCGAGTATAACTAGCCCAAGCATACATGGCACAACCACCAATCCACACAGGATAAAGAGCAAGAAGAGGAGGGGTTGGGACTGTGAGTGCCATGGTAATTGAGCAGCCAATACTGATAGCCCAAGCCAACAACTCAACAGCAAAACGAATGCGGTTAGACTTAAAATCATCTTGAATCCAATCAAAAATTCCAGTTACTATATTGTTCACAATGTGATCAACCTATTGTAGACTTGCTCAGACGCTAAATTTTTGCCCTTGGCCTCGCACTGGATATCAAAATTTTCAGCAAAGGTCAATGCCCAGTCTGTCACAGCGTCATTCCAATAAAAGTCGCTGTGTGCTCGTAGCTTTTGTTTTTTATAACCTGCACCAAGAAGGGCAGCAAGGTCTGGGCGAACTCGTCGATCATGATCAACCAAAATATCTTCGCGACTAACTGAGTAGTGAAGAGCAGGACGAACGCCACGCCAAGAGTCAATAACCCTTGCCACACGATGATCTTGAGGGGAGATGTATTCGCCGGAATTGATCCAATGATGGTGTATGTCCAATACGAGAGCCACATGCTCAGCCACAAGTAAAGTAGTGTCAAGTCCATTGCTTATTTCATCATTTTCAATAGTTATGAGATTGCGAGCCTCAGGTGTTAATTTACCCAGTGTGCGCAAGAACTTGGTGGGGCCACCCTTGCCTGAAAGATGCACATTGATCTTGAATCCAGAATCATGCCAGGTAGCGCCGTAGCCCATCCAACGTGCCATGTCTGCATGATACTCAAATTCTGCAATGCTACGTTCTACAATTTCGTCACTTTCTGATGCCAGCACACAGAACTGCCCGGGATGAAAACTGATGCGTACATCCAAGCGTCTTGCAGTCTCACCGATGGGCGCAAAGATTCGTTCACAGTGAGCTTGGACATCGGCTTGTTGCCACCAGCCAATCCAGTCTTTCTCAGTGTAGCCCTGCAACATTTCTGAACCCAATCGAACCATGCGCCGTTCAAGTGGCAGTGTGGCCACACGATCAATCATGCGAACGGCTGCGGCAGCGTTGTGATTCATGATATCCCATTGCCGTTGTTCAGCTTCGCTTTTGTGCTCACGAAGCCAGCGCATGGTGGTTGATCTGCCGTTTAAGTCACGGTCCTTTGCATTGACTTTCATGCCACCACATTCTGAGGGGTCATTGAGCCACTTGCAACAAAAGCCAATTCTAGATGTGTTCATGCATGTAGTATACATGAATACGATTTATTGGTCAACTAGTTTGAACGTACCAAATCCAGTGTGACACAATGGAACCCGCCGCCCAAAGTACGGCTGTGGCGCAATTCCAACGGAATCACTGTGAAGTTGCGTTGTTCTAATTCAGCCATCAACTTGGGTTGATTTCGGTCCATGATCACCGTTTTTGGGTCCACGGCCAACATGTTCATGCCAACCCATTTTGATGCATAGGGATATTGGTAAAAATCTTGTGCCACCACATCGTCAACATAGATCTTGTCCCAGCCCTTGAACACTTCGGGGCAGTTGGCGTCATTGACTCTGGTACCATTCAACAACACCACACCTTCACGTATGGGCACAATGGTTGAGTCAATATGCACGCCAGCATAGAAGTTACAAGACTCTATGGTGACGTTGGGAAATTGAGCACGTAACCAAGCCAACGCAACAGCATTGCATCCTGCTGATTCCAGCACCAACCAACTGTCATTGAGTTTGCAAATGTTTGCAGCTTCTAATACCATGCCTTGATTCCGAGGCATGGATAGCACACATTCAGCATCTGCCAGGATGTCATGATAACACTGTATTTCCATGTCCCTGCAGGGATACATCATTGCAGGGTCCAGTATGGTGCTTCCATAGGCCAACAGCCGATCTCGTGGGCAGTATGTGCTGAGTCCGTCATGTGTTTGAAAATTCAAACCTGGCCTGGGGCGATCTACTGTGACTCCTAGATCTTGCAGTGTTTGAGCCAGGATGTCAAGATCTTCGTTGGCTTCGTCGATGATCCACTGTGGCACGGCACCGCTGGGCATTGGAGTTTCTTTCCAACTGGTTTTCTGGCCTTCATTCTTAAACACAGCATCATTGACGGGCCAATTGGCAGTGTCGGCTCGGCCCACTATGACTCTGCGCAGTGTGTCCCATTCGTTGTAAGTTGAAATCATACGTGTCCTGTGATTTGTAATGTGTATCTTGGTTCAAACCCACAATTGGCTGCCATGTGTGGTGCGTCATACAGCCACTCTACTGTGTCTCCAGCATGCCAGTTTACCATTGGTTGATCTTCATATTCGCCATAGTGTCCAGGTTTCCAGTCTTCAAGGAATACCACTGCTCGTCTAATATTTTGTTCTTGGCCTTGTAATTTAAACAGTTCAATGTATTTGACATAGAGATCCCGATGGGTGGGGAGTATTGTTCCTGGACTCATTCTATAGTAGCTGGTGCCTACGTCTTTCCAACCCATTTCTTTGTAAATTTTTACAAATTGTTTATTCCAACTGGGTTGTACTGATCGCATGTCGCACATGTCGCCAGTGAATTTGTTGGCAAAACCTTGACCTTGCCAGAGTTTTAGATTTTTTGGATCATTGAATGTTTCATTGATATACAATAGCTGTTTAAATTCATCATCCCAAAATTTTGGAATGTGATATTTAAGCATGCCTGGTATTACCGTAATGCACCACTTCGACATCGTCGGTGGATTCCAACTTGCGCCATGGGTCAATAATTATGCTGCCAGGTAGAATGTCACAGTAGGGCTTGGTGTCAGCTTGATCGCCTGTGTACTCATATGTGATCTTGCGATTGTGAGCCCACAGGAAGATGGCAGGCTCATCAACGCTGTCAACAACCTGGTCTTTGTTGTCAGCCAAGGGATCAACGTACACCACTGATCGGCCTTCCATTTCAACATAATGCCCAACCAAGGTCGAGTACGAACCAATGCAGTATTCTACATCAGGCTTGTAGGCCTTGCCATGAATCACAATAGGCATGTTGTTGTTCATCACTGACAGATCAACCATGAACATGGCTAAATTTTTAGCTTGAATCTCTCTAGCATGCATCACAGTGTCAAACAAGTCGTAGCCAATGTTGTATTCCTTGGCCAACCAGCGCAGAGCAATGTTGTCACGTGGATGACAAGCGCCAGCATCGCCCATGCCTGCTGTCATGTACTTGGGTCCCATGATGCGCATGGTTGAACGTGCCAGTGCGTTTGTAACAACGTCAACGTTGATGTTGCCAATGCGCATGGCAAAGTCTTGCACCATGTTCACAAGACCCACCTTGGCTGAAATAAATGTGTTGTAGAAAATCTTGATAGCTTCACACTCGTCCCAGGTACCAATCTCATAACGTGGGTCATTTTGCATCACTGTGTCATATAGATCACGAAGTTCGCCAGCCAAGGCATTGGGGTTGCCATCTTCTGTGCCAATCATAATCATTTCAGGATTGACCATGTCCCACTTTACCGAGCCCATGGCAATCAGGTAAGGATTATACAAGAACTGATGCCGGCTGTCCAACAGCGGCACAAAGTGCTTGCGTGTGGTGCCGGGCAACACTGTGGAGATCAACACAACCTTTTTAGATGAGGTTGCGTATTTGTTTACATTTTTAATTGCGTCGATTACAGCCGCATGCCCAAAGTCTCTGGGCTCCATGTGACTGGATGGCACTGATCCATCGTATCCCTCGGCATGCGGCGTGGGCACAGCAATAAAGATCCATTCGCTTTCGTTAACAAGTTCTTCTATTCCGCAGACTTTTACTGAGTTGCTGGTACGTGGGTAAATATCGTAACCGCGTACTTCATGTTTTTCGGCCATGACTTCTGCACAATCAAGACCCAATTTTCCAATGCCAATAAAACCAATTTTTTTCATATGAACGTTCCTTTAGACAAATTATATCACTATCTGGCCGACAGTGTCAACCACGATCTAGTAATTTATCGTTGGTTGCCACATGGTTCGAGAAAACTGGAAGATCTCGCTCAATTGACTGATAAACCAACCAATGTGCATCCGTTGATGTTGTGTCACGATCAAGAACCCATTAATCCTGATCTTTGGTCGGCACAAGACATTTATTATGCTATTCAACAAAAAGGTCATGTCATACTGCATGACAACAATTACTCATCGCACAAGGCAATAACTGACTATTATGCCAGCCTTGGTATCAGGGGAATGTTGCCTTGTAGGAATCAATTTGACAAGTGCCTTTTACTGCATTCAGAGCAATCAAGTGACCAAGTGGCCAAGCTGGCGTCGGATGTTTTTATTCCAGTTTACTACTGGAGCCATGCTGTGATTGCATTAGATTGGTTTAGATACGCACAACATGACCCAATGTTGAAATACAGCAACTTTAAAAAAGATTTTTTAATTTACAATAGAGCCTGGAGTGGAACAAGAGAATATCGGTTGTATTTTGCACAACAAATTATTGCCCATCAACTTGATTTGGCTTCTAGCATTAATTTTGCCGAATTTGATAACCATGTACATTATACCGATCACAGTTTTGTAAACAATGATTTACAAATTTCAAACTTTGACTTACACAAACTGTTGCTATCAAACACAGCAAAAAGTGATTTGAGTGCTGATTATGTGGCTCAGGACTATGTTGATCATGCCATTGATGTGGTATTGGAAACACTGTTCGACGAGAATCGTTGGCATCTTACTGAAAAAATACTGAGACCCATAGCCTGTGGCAAACCATTTATACTGGCAGCAACACCGGGCAGTTTGCAATATTTGCAAAGTTATGGATTTGAAACATTTGGCAGCTTGATCGATGAGTCGTATGATCTAATCTTGGATAGCCGAACAAGATTAGATCATATCATCGAAGAAATGAAAAGAATTGCTGCATTGAGCCATGATGACAAGCAGGCATTGTACACGAAATTGCACGAAATTGCACAACGCAACAAGCAACATTTTTTCAACAAACTGTTTGATCGGGTCATGAACGAATACCGAGCCAACTTGGATCATGCCATGATTCTAATGAATCAGCATCAAACTGGTTTGCACATTTCTCAAATTCAATTGTTGAAATAATTCATATTGTATTGACAATGATATATAATATGTCTACAATAGTAGAGTAAATTAAAAAGGAGAAACTATGAAATTTACTAAAGCAATCGCGGCTGTGTTATTTGTGGCTGTAACAACCACTTCAGCCATGGCAGCAGGTGGTTATGCAACCCTGGATTACCAAGATGAAAGCAATCGCAAAACAGGTGCAGAAAATATCAACCATGGCCTGACCGTCGGCACCAAAATGGGCGATGTTGACTACAGCATCAAAATGGCCAACAGCCAAACAGAACTTGGCAGCGGATCAATCACTCAAACACTAGAACTTCGTGCAAGGAAAAATTTTGGTGCAGTGTACTTTGGTGGTCGTGTAGGTGAAAGAATCACCAGTTCCACACACTTCAGTTACTATGCCATTGATTCTGGTGTGAAGTTTCCTTTGTTTGCTGGCTTCACTGGCGACGTTGGTGCTCGCTATCGCAATGCATTTGAGTCTGGTAAATTGTACCAAACCACCCGCGGTCATGTTGCAGTAGGTTATGCACTTACCAAACAAGACTCTGTTGCAGTTCGTTGGAGCCGTAGCTGGGGTGATGATGAAAAAGACGCTGTACGTTTGGCGTACACACGCAGTTTCTAAACTGTATTTTTAAACCGACCGCAACAATAGAGCGGCGCTGGAACTCGTAACCAGTACTAAAGACCCAAAAGGGTCTTTTTTTTTATGACTGTCATATTGTTGTAACTGTTATTGTCCTAAATACAATGAACAGATTACTGTTCATAACCAAAAAGGAGATTGCCATGAAATTAGAAATGCGTGTGTATGACCTAGATGTGCGATTAGAGATCGATGACAACGACAACTTTGATACATTGGAGGTTTTACAAAATGTTAAAAATTTGTTAGAAGAATTAAAAGTTTATGATCGTGTAAACTTGTCTGTGATGACTGTACCTTATGAAGAAGACGACTTTGGAGAAGATGATCACGACGATGAACATTCTGCTCAAACCAGTTGGCCTTATCCTCCTGGGGGTGTAGACAGTATGGGCACACCAGTTGTGCAATTTTTAGAACCACAACGTCTTGCAGCCTGATTCAGGTTGTGTTAAAGCACCCTTCGGGGTGCTTTTTTATGACCGCATGAGTTGGTCAGCAAACTCCCGCAATCGATCATGATGACCACCTGCCCAGTGCCGGCGCATCCATGAGTATCCATCATACCAAAATTTGTCTGCTTCAGGATGGCAACCTATCAAACCAACGCGGTTCTGTATGATGGCCATGGCATCACCATTGGCATAAGTTGCCACAGTCTCAAATTTTGTACAATCTCCCACTAGAGCACATCCATCATACCAAAACATGTGGTCAGATTGGCCGCGCCAGGTCACACTGATGTTTTTGGCATGTGGACGTCGAGTGTCTGTGCCCGGACGACCAATATATTGCACAGCATCTACCGAGTCCAAAATGTTGAGATAGTGCGGCCCTGCCCAGTATGCGCCCATGCAAATACCTAGATATCGGCCGCCAGTTTGCACAAATTTTTGAACTGCTGGAGCATTGTGTTGAAACAAGTTATTGTAACTGTCAGCATCGCCAAAGCCGCCAGGCACTGCAATCATATCCACCCCATCAAAGAACACATCCTCAACTTTGTTTCTGCTGAATAATTTGAAGTTGTAGCGATTGCTCAAGGCATGCATTATACCATTGCCACTCTGCACTGAGCATCGGGGATCGTGAATGAATAAGGCTATGGTGGGTTTCACAGCAATATTTATAAACACACATATTACAGATTTATATCCTGTATACATGAAGTCTACAATGCCTACTATTGCCACACTGGAAGATTACAACACCGTACGTCAAGAACTACAGGCATCCAGGCAAGACACATTGTAATATTACTGTAATGCATTTGGTTGTAAATACTAGATGCAAAAAACTTATCGCTCAATTTTCATCAGCGATGTACACCTTGGTACCAAAGACTGCCAGGCTGCCAAACTCAACAACTTTCTCAAACACAACACCTGTGAAACACTATATCTTGTGGGAGACATAATAGATGCTTGGAAAATCAAACAAAACAAGTGGCGATGGAAACAAAGTCACACCAATGTTATTCGCCGTGTGCTGGGCCATAGCAAACGTGGTACCAGGGTTGTGTACGTGGCTGGTAATCACGACGAGTTTTTGAGACCCTTCATGCAATACGGCATTGGTCTGGGTTTGATTGAAGTTGTAAATCAAGTGGAACACATTGGCGTTGACCACCGGCATTATCTTGTGATACATGGTGACTTGTTTGACGGTATTACACGGTTGGCGCCATGGTTGACATTATTAGGAGACAAAGCATATGATTTTATTCTTGGACTCAATACCCGCATTAATTGGATTCGTCATCGTATGGGTTTTGGGTACTTTAGCATTAGCCTGTTCCTTAAACATCGGGTCAAAAAAGCAGTAGATTTTATATTTCACTTTGAACACAATCTTGCTCAATACTGTAAGAAGCGCGGGTTTGATGGTGTGATCTGTGGGCACATACACCATGCTGAGATCAAAGAAATAGACGGCATCATCTATATGAATGATGGTGACTGGGTTGAGAGTTGCACAGCCTTGGTAGAACATTACAATGGCAAATGGGAAATCATAACCTGGACACGGGAGAACGACAATGTGGTTGATGATATTGATAGCGGTACACATAAACGATCCAACCGATCAGCCAGGGAGAATAGAGATGCAGTTTCCGGACCAACAGAGTTGTCAGCAAGCTCTAAGCACAGTCAGGTGGCAACTGAAGTTTAAAAGTTTTAGGGTAGAAGCAAAATGTCAGAAGCAGTAAATACTTGTGTAGAAGGTCTACACACATTCAACTAACAAGGAGCATCGAATGGCGACAGAAATAGAAAACTTACAGGCACAGATAGACGATATCAAGGCCAAACTTTGTGCAGTGGGCACAATACTCAGCGACTATTGCAAAATACCAGCAGTAGAAATTCCAAGCGGAGCATTTGTACACATTGACGGTGCAAAGGGCAACTCCAATGACCAAACAGGTCACGGTTACAATGCTGTGAATCAAGGTGCTGTATACGATGCAGCCGCCAAAGCATGGAACTTCACAGGCAGTATGACTGCTTGCCAGTCCTTGGAAATTGATACAAGAACCACTGTTACAAAAATTCCTGGTATGAGCCCAGCAGACTTTGACCAGTTAGATATGGGTGCAAGAAATCTTGCATCCAACGTTGGAACAGAACAAGCACCACGTACTTTCTTGACTTGGGTCAAGTTCAAACCATTTGAATTCAGCAACATTGATCCAGATGGTGGTAGCAAGCGTTATCAGTATGCTGTGGGTTTTGGTCGCAATGAAAGCGGAGCACAGTTTTCATTGGGTTCCACTGCTGATTGCAAGCCCGTGATCTACACTGGCATGGAGTCAAGCAACAAGGATCGTGAACTGGGCATTGAACAATTGCCAGCAGTAGAAGGTGTATCTAACGCAACTCAAGTGGTTGACACAGCATATCCTGATCAGTGGATTTTGATGACTGCTACTGCGTCAGACATTGGCGGTCGAAGAGGCAAAGTAACCGTTGTTATCAATGACAACGAAAAAACAGCATCGTATGACACAGGTCTGCCCATGGCCACCATTGGAGATAAATTCTTCATTGGCAAGTTCTGCTGTCCAGATGGCACCGAAGCACATTCCTTCCAAGGATTGAATGGTTCGGTTGGTACTGTCACAGTTTACAACAGAGTGTTGACACCTGCTGAAATTACTCAGTACTACAATGCTACCAAGGCAAATTATAAGAAGTAATAGTTTCTAGTAGATAAAACAGCGCCATTGGCGCTGTTTTTACTAACAAATGAATATATGCAAAAAACAATCTTAATAGTCACAGATAACTTACCGGACCAAATCAATGGCGTGGTTACCACTTACAAAAATATTGAGGCGTGTGCGATTCGGGACAACTATCGTGTTGTATATATTGATCCCCGGAGGTTCCGCTACTTTGATTGCCCTGGCTACAACGAAGTCAAGATTGCCCTTCCCCGGAATGTGGGCCAGATACTTGAGGAGATCCGTCCGGATCATATCCACATCGCCACAGAAGGTCCTGTTGGTTTGCGTGTTAGACAATATCTTGACAAACGTGGTTATCGCTATAACACTGCTTATCATACTAAATTTCCAGAAGGACTTAGAAAACTGTTTGGTATACCTGAGGCTATTACTTGGCCTCTAGTGCGTTGGTTTCACAAACACTCAGGCAAGGTGCTGACCACAACAGATACCATGGTACAAGAGTTACGAGATCACGGATTTGATGGCGAAGTTATTCCCTGGACCCGCGGGGTCGATCGTGAAATATTCTATCCCAGAGAACGCTTGCCCAACGATAAAATCACACTGGTGTGTGTGAGTAGAGTCAGCAAAGAAAAAAACTTAGATGATTTCTGCGGTATGAGTTATCCCAACTCACGCAAAATCTTGGTAGGCGACGGACCATATCGCGCAGAGCTAGAATCTCGTTATTCTGATGTGGAATTTGTGGGATTCAAAACTGGTGCTGATCTAGCATACTACTACAATCTAGCAGATGTGTTTGTGTTTCCCAGTCAGTGGGAAACATTTGGCATAGTAATGATTGAGGCCATGGCCTGCGGAACTCCTGTGGCTGCTTACCCTGCCACGGGTCCGCTGGATGTCATCGACGAAGGCATCACAGGATGTATGAATCCTTACTTGAAACAAGCTGTAACTGACTGTTTGTTTCTGCCCAGACATCGTGTCTGGACCGGCAGTCAGCGTTGGTCCTGGCAAACAGCATGGGAAATTTTTAGAAACAATTTAGTACCTGTTGTGTAATAAATTTACACAGTTCGATCAATAAAACCAGTCCATTCACTGTCAGGCGGGTTGACCTGATAACTTTCCACACGTTGCAACAAGTTGGTATAAAAACTATCTAACTCACCATTCCATCGACCAATGAGTCCCTGAATGGCATGTCGACAATAATCCCAGTTCTGGTTCCTATAGGCCTGTATCATGTCAGCATGTACTTTGCAATAGGCTTCCATCAAAGGAAAATCTGACAATGGTATTTTTTCAACCACACAATAGCTGGTGCGCTTGTTATTGTTGGGAGGAAACACAAATGTGTCTAATTCCAACACAGTGTAATTGTCAGGTAAAATTTCTAGTGCGTCGCCAAATATAATGTTCATACAATTTCCTTTTAAATATGTATCATGAGTTTTACATTTGATTTAATTTCTGATCTGCATGCCGAAACCTGGCCAAAATTTGATTGGACTGGATTGGCAACCAGTTCTTACTGTATCATAGCTGGAGATCTTGCACGTGATCGCAAAGTAGTGATCAACACCCTGCAACATCTTGCCACATGTTATCAGGCTGTGTTTTATGTGGATGGCAATGACGAGCATCGATATCATTATGACGATCTAAATGCCAGTTATGCTGATTTGGTCGGTCGCATAAAAAAAATTCCCAACGTGATTTTTTTGCAAGACAATGTGGTAGTGATTGATGGCGTGGCCATTCTTGGCACCAACGGCTGGTGGACCTATGATTTAGATCCTTCAATAGATGCCGAACAAACTTCATTGTGGTTTCAAGACCAGTGTAAGGTTTCTCCATTGGTTGCCAAAACTGTGGGCAGACTGGCTACAACAGATGCCAAGTACATGATCAGCAGTATCAAACGACTACAAACTCATACAGATGTTCAAAAAATAGTGTGTGTCACGCACACTGTGCCCAACTCAAGTTTGATTGCACATGACATTGGCATTGCCAACACTTTGCGATTCAATACCATGGGCAATGGGTTTATGATGCAGGCCTTGAGTGCTGACACAGAACACAAATTGCATACCTGGTGCTTTGGCCACTATCATGGTTCAGTGGACCAAATACGGCAAGGTGTGCGATTTGTCAACAACTGCCGAGGGCGTGGAGATACCGAATGGTGTCAACATGTATACCATCCCAGGCGTATTGTAGTAGATGATTAATTGATTGTTTCAGGTTCAAGTTTGATTTGCAGTGGGTAACTCTGTGCTCTTGCACTCAGTGTTACTTCAATGCCTTTTTGCTCGGCCATTTCGTAGGGCAACACCGCTACAGTGGCAGCACCTGCTTGATGAATATCCACTGTAATTTGTTCTGCTGTCTCGGCGGTGTAATCAAAGTACTGGATCAAACTTTCAACAACAAATTCCATAGTGGTTTGATTATCATTTAGGTAGATAACTTTGAACATGGGCGGCTCTTTCACAGCCTGTGATGGTTTGATTCTTGTGTGGGTATCGCTTTGTGCCATTTCTATTCCTTGCTTTGCTATACGATCAGTGACGGCATAATGCCGTCACTGTATTTACATTATATCACTCTTTGTAGGAGATTGCAATGGTCTTTGGTTTGTGTTGTTCTGGAATTTCACGTTTCAAGTGAACATTCAAGATACCCAGTTCAAGGTGCGCATTGGTAATTTCCACATGATCCGCCAACTGAAATTCTCTACGGAAATCTCTGTTGCTGATACCTTTGTGCAGATAGTTTGGCACAATCTTTTCGCTGTCAGTCTGATATTCTTTGCCTTCAATGATCAAGAAGTTTTTGTCCTTGGTAACTGAAAGACTGTCAAATCCAAAACCGGCTACAGCAAGACTAATCATGTACTCATCTTCGTTGATTTGTACAATATTATAAGGTGGATAGTTTGTTGAGCTTTGTTGAGCACTCACACGCATGAGTTCATCAAACATGTTATCGAAACCAATACCAAATTTGTGAATTGCAGGAATGTCGAAGCCGCGAAGGGTTAGAGTTTTTGTCATTTGTTTTCTCCTTTATTAAGCAAGATGACTTTTTGAAATGTAGCCCCACCATGGGCACTACATGTATATTTATAACACAAATTTCATTGTGTGTCAAAATATTTGAAAAAATTAATATGTTCGTGGAGGCAGTTGCTGGGCTTCTACTTGTTTGCGCCAACGATTTTTGGCTGCACTGCGTTTGATTTTTCTAGCAGTTGTGGGCTTGATATAGAATTCACATTCTCTAAGATCATTTAGTATGCCAGAATTTTGTACTTTTTTCTTGAACTTGCGCAGGGCTTTTTCTATGTTACCATCTTGTACCAGCACTGATCTTGCACGTGACTTATTCATTTATCTCTTTGAGCTCCTTGGTAATATTTACCTGCTGGGTATCAATACTGACCATGCGGATTCCGTGCTTGCGATAACGTGCTAGATTGTACATGTGCGGCAACAACACACGTTCAAGTTCTGAATGCAAACCACGTGCGCCAGTTTTGTTGGCCATGGTACGTTCTGCAATCAAGTCCAGGCTGTCAGTACTGAATTTCAACTCAATTTGATCACGCTGGAACAACCATTGATACTGACTGACATAACTGTGTTTGACATCCTGCAATATGCGTACCAAGTCTGCTTTGCTGAGCTCTGCCAAAGCTACCCAACTGGGGAAACGTCCCACAAACTCTGGAATCATACCAAAGCGTATTAGATCTTCAGGTGTGGTTTTATCCAGTGTTGCACTGGTGCTGTCTCCTACCACCTGTGCTGAGAATCCAATGCTGGTGCCCTTGACTCGACTTTTTACAATGTTGTCCAGGCCCACAAATGCGCCGCCGGCAATGAACAATATATTGGCTGTGTTAATTTCTACTGTTTCGCCTGCTGGGTGTTTACGCCCACCTTGTGGAGTAATTCTACACCGGGTACCTTCTACCAGTTTGAGCAAGGCCTGTTGCACACCTTCACCTGACACATCTCGGGTGATACTGGCACTCTCGCTGCGACGACTGATCTTGTCAATTTCATCAATGAACACAATACCACGTTGTGTTCGCTCTACATCACCACCTGCGGCTGTGTACAATCTGGTGATCAAACTTTCTACATCATCGCCTACATATCCTGCTTCAGTCAAACTTGTGGCATCTGCAATCACAAATGGCACATCCAAGTAACGTGCCACTGTACGTGCCAGCAGGGTTTTGCCTGATCCAGTTGGTCCTAACATAAGGATATTGGCCTTTTCAATCTCCACATTTGGATCTACATTGGCAATGCGTTTGTAGTGATTGGCAATGGCCACGCTCAACACCATCTTGGCAAGATTTTGTCCAACAACATACTGATCCAAGTGCTCTTTGATGGCACGTGGATCTGGTGTGTCATCTGGCGCGGTCTGTGCTTTGTTGGACAATTCATCCTTGAGCAAGTCTTGACACAGATCCACGCACTCATTGCAGATTGATACATCTACTCCCACAATGAGTTTGGCCACACTATCTTTGTGCTTGCCACAAAAACTACAATTGTCTAATGTTTCAGGTGTTTTCATTTATGATTTTATTGTAAAGAATATCAAAGTTTTTGTCTAGCCACTGATCCACCGTTTGCGGATTCCAAGGTATTGCGGATTGCAGTTTATTTAAATCTGCTCGGCTTTCCCACTGATATTTTTCAACCATGTGTTCGGGCATGGGTTCTAGTAATACTGACACGTTGCCGCATCGACGTTGTATGCTGTGTGCAATGTCTTGGAATGTGAGTTGTTGACCGGTGCCAACGTTGTATACTCCACTGATACCTGTGTTTTTTAACTGGGTCATTGCTTGTATACAATCATCCACACTGACAAAATCTCTTGTGCCCAAGCGTCCACGGTGATTCCACACCACAAGTGGGTCACCAGCAATGGCTCGCTTCATGTACGTGCGGATGGGACTGGGCTGTGCTTTGTGCCCTTCATTGCGTCCATACACGTTGAAGAATCGCATGCCTTGTACAGGCACAGAGAAGCGTTGTTCAGCACACCAGTTGTCAATGGCCAACTTGCTGACACCATACATGTGCTGTGGTTGCACTGGTCCCCATTCAGGACTGTTGGACCAAGAACCATACACACTGGCACTTGATGCATAGGTGATGCCACATCCCCACTTCTGCGCAGTTTTAATCCAGTTTTGCGTATCTTTTATGTTCTTTCGAACAATTTCATCCCAGTTGTCAGCATTGGTTTCGCTGATGGCGCCCATGTGAAATATCCATTCCACTGGTGTGCGAACTGTGTAAGTTTGGCCACGTGTGTCCCAGTCAAGGCCGTGTACATCGTGACCTTGATCAATGAGATGTTGTTTGAGTTCGCTGCCAATAAAGCCGCGATCGCCGGTTACTAGGATCATGTGTTGACGGGTCTCACACGACGAGCAATGGCATCTGCTTCAGCATCACTCAACATGTCTGGGTCGTATTCACCACTTGTGAGTTTGGCAATTAGATGCTCAATGTATGCATCATCGTAGGCATAGTTGTCAGTTAAATTCTTGTCCACAATAATCCAGTGATGTCCGTTGAACTTGTACAACACATTGGGCATTTGATCCACACGCATAAATGTGTCGCCTTTGGCCGGGGCTGGATTTGTTGGGAAAGAGATACCAAATCCTGATGTGGGCTCTCTGCCCAAGTCGTTATCTGCTATCAACTGCATCCAAGGCAGTTGGGAAATTTTGCCATCGGCCAATTTGGCACGTTCCTCTTTTATTGTGCTGTTGGGATTTTCACTCTTCCATTGTTTGATTGCAGTCTTAATGCTGGGAGTATCATGTCCAGATGTATCTTCTTGCAGTGTATTCAAATAGTTTTGATCAAATACCACTGGTCCTATTGCCTGTTGTTCAGCAGGTTGTTCAGCAGGTTGTTCAACTTCATGATCAAATGTGTCTGCAGGATGCTCCCCGGGATCATCAAACAGTTGGCTAGAGACAGCAACTTCGCCCTGAGGCAGTTCAGGCTCTGCTGTCGCACGTAGTTGTGCAAGTTGTTCGTCTGTGAGTGGGCCATCGTCGGGCTCATAGGCCAGTTGGCGTCGTCGTTCACGTTCCCACTTCATGCTCTCTGTAGCAGCCAGAACCATCATGATGGCAAGTGGATCAAACACCACCACAAGTATGATGATGACCCAACGCACAGCACGTTCCAAGAGATTGGTGTCTGGGCTGTCGCCATAGATAAACGCCGCAATGTATTTGATTGGTCCTACTTCTGCTTCAATTTTGCGAACCTCGGCTGCAATAGGAGCTCGTTCTTCATTGATGCTAGTAATTTTTTTCTGTTCGGCTGCAATTTCGGCAAACAATCGGTTGCGTTCTTTGGCCTGTGCTCTGCGGAGCGAAACTGCTTTGTCAGCACCTTTTTCGTCCTGGCTGCGACTCATAACCTGGTCCACAGCTTCATCCATTTGTGTAAGAGCTCTGCGGTTGGCATCAATATTGTCTTTTGCTAGTTTGATTTTTTCGTCGTACACAGAGATCTTGGCCAGCACATCGCCCGACACCAGACTTTGGTCACTGTGTGCTTTTGATAAAAACCCAAAGATGCCCATACTTGTGATCACCATGAGCATGAACACTGCTGGCACAAGGTATATCTTCATCATCAGTCGGCAACGGTGCCAGTACTCGTGCAACCATACTGTGACAGTGACCTTGGCCACTTCCAGGATGGATCCCATGATAATAATAGGAACAACTGCTGACGCAAAAATAGCAGTAAGGCCCAGTATACTGTACCAGGCCGCAACCACGCTCAATGAAAGAGCGGTTAACAATGTAAAATAACTAAGGAACATAGATTTATTTATTGGGTAGTACGCGGACTTGGACGGCTAGTTTAACGGCCAACCATGTGGCAATCTTGACATCTGGCACGTCAAACCAAACCCAAATATTTTTATCATTTTCCCAAATTAAGTTTTCTAATCGGCGCCGGACATGATTTTGACCCTTCCAGTTACTGGTACCAAGCACTTGATTGAGTTCGCGAATAACAGCATACCACGTGGCAATATCACGCAACTCAATTTGAATACGGTGCATGACCAAGGGCGTTGCTCTAAGAGAGTCGAGGGATTCAAACGTACTCAACGCAGAGGTTTCAATTTCAACAGACATTACTATCCTTTACACTGTTTTATCTACAAGGCATACTCCACTGGGTACCAGCCAGTGTTTTGACCTGTTGCCAGGTCTAGCCAGTGTCTCATCCTACGGGATTTATGTTTCTGATGCCACGGCACATAGCAGGACCGGTTACAGATCTATTCCTGCTGTGTCCATTAAACAACCCAATCTCCCTGGTCATGCACAGTAATTATACTGCACAAGTCAGGCGTTGTCAACTTGTTTTTTAGTTAATTCGCACACCAGGAGAAACTGCTCGTAGGCCAGTCGCACAGCGGGATTGGTCATGAGTTTGTCTGCTTCTTCCTGCATGGCCTTCAATCCAGCTTCGGCAATATCACGGGAACTATTAATGTTTAATGTTGCCAACTCATCACCAAACTCTTTGGCTAATTTCTTCCAAGCTCGGCGTTGACCTTCTGTAATAGGAGTTTGCTTGGGTCGCAACTCACTGGCTTTACTAATGGCCTGACTCATAGCATCTTCTGCCACACGGCCAGCGGCAATCAGCGCGGCATGGTTAGGTTCCACGTTAAACCTACGGGATGTTCCCCCGGGATAGCACATGACCAAGTGATTACCTCGAGGGAAACTATCCAAAAGATCATTATCATACTCAGCCACAGGATAATACCGACGTCCAATTTTTTCATAGTATACTTTCTTCATTTTGCAAGTGTTTCCCAATTCTTTTCTAAATAATCCCAGTGCCGAGTATCGTAGAAGTGTAGTTCAACGTCAAACCCTAATACACCAAGCATAATGTGAACACCTCCATGGTCACCTGCGGGCTTGAATTGAAAATCTACGTTGATGACATGATTGGTTCGGTACCCGTTGAATTCCACAGCCTTGTGCTTGCCGATGAATTTACTTTTGTTCCAAAGGATAGTCCATCGATTGCTCAATGGATTGTAGATGTTAAAGTTTAGATTGATCATTGTAGTTCCAATGTCGCAACAAGTTGATCTGTGGGCACACTGTTTTGTTCATAGCCTTCTGCTACCATGCGGTAATAGTGGCCGCTGGGCGCCTGCTCAAAAGACTGGTCCACCATTTGGTACACCAGAGCAGTGTCTGATCCGCGGTCAGTATGTACCAACACTGAGAATCGTGTGTAGTGCCAGGGATGGCCTTCCAGTCGATCCAGTGCTCGCAAGTTGTCATCTGTGATTTCCCACAACACACCATCACACCAGTTGCCTGCCGCGGGTTCAATGTCTGCAAAATATCGGAACACCAAGGCATAGTCAGTGATCCATGCCGGGCCCAAGCAAACAGCACCCGGGCATCGGGCTGCCATTTGCTCCAAGTTGGTGTTCATGCCATATGCAAAATATTTCAAACTTTTCCTCTGATGTATCCTATGGTTCTCATTATTGATAGTCCTTATCTATTTTAACGTTAGTCAATCCAGCAATTGTTTGAAACTGCTCCCAGGCTTTTTTAGCGGCTGGATTTGTGGCCAGCTCACTGCTTGGCAAAACTGCTTCCAGCCAAATTTCAGGACGGCGTTGTGGACGTGAGCCAAACTTACGAGGCTGGTGAAGTTTGCCGGTTTCCCAAAGTTCAATACTGATATTTCGAAACTTCTGTTCATCTTCGGCAGGATAGTCCATCCATTCTGGCTGACTAAACGGGCTACCAAAAGTTTGCCCGCCACCGTATCCTTGCCAAATTCCCTGCCACTGCTCGTCATCACGCGGGTCAAAATCTGTGCGGGTGATTAGTACAAGAACATCTTTGATGTCTACTAGACCGTCCACAATGTCGCGCACACAACGGCTATAGCTGAGTCCAATTTTCATTTTACTTCGCCAAAGTATTTGATCACTGCATCCAAATGGTGTATCAAGATTTGGTTTCCACTTACATCATCAGGGTGCAACCAGTATCCGTCAGGATTGGCTTCTGTGCCAGGATTTTTCTTCCACTCAGAAAGTTCTTTCTTGAGATAGCTTCGTTGCTCTTTGAGAGTGAGCACAGTGATTCGATCGGCTGTGTCGCCGTCTAGTGTGATGGGTCCAATTTGTTTACTCATACTTTTTCTCCTGCTTCAAAGTCACGGAATCTCAAGAACCTGGGGAATCGGAGACTGTATGTTCCGTCTTGGTTTTGTGTGACTGCATCCGCTTGGACTTCAACCAAGTGACCAAGTAAGTCATCCCTATTGGCCCAATACTCATCACGAACAGCATCACTAAACCCACTGCCAACATTAACACAAATTCTACGGTCATTATCTTCTCCTTCACAAATTATAGCACCCAACCGGCCCAGATTGCGACCAGTACCTTCTTCAAATCCCACAATGTTGAGATCAACTGTGATTGTGGGTTTCCATTTCATCCATGAATCTGTGCGTTTGCACAGGTATGGCGCATCCATGCTCTTGATCATGATGCCTTCGAAGCCACCTTCCACGGCAGCTTCAGCATAACGGTTCATGATGTCATGTCCTTCGGCTGTGTCCAAGTCCACATCCAGGCCGTTCATGATCTGGATAGGACCATCCGCAGGCAATTTGGCACGTACACGTTCCAACATTTCAATGCGTTTGTGTTGTTGTGCGTTGTAGTGGCCTTCGATAAAACTGTCCAGCGGTATGATATCAAACACGTGATACACCATGCTGTCTGTGACAGCATCCGATTTGCGGTGTGCTTGTTTCATCAATTTCTGGAAACTTTCGCCCACAATCTCGCCATCCAGCACATAACTATAGCTGGTGTGGTTTGGTACGGCCAATGCCTTGCGATTGTCTTCAATGGCTTGCACAATCTCCGGAAAGTTTTCAAACTGTTTGCCATTGCGACTGTACAGTGTGACATCTGTGCCTTGCACTACAGCCAACACACGCACACCATCCAGTTTGCATTCTAAGCGTTTGATGCCTCGAAGTTTCTTGGGTTGGTCTGTAGAGTCTTGTGCCAACTGGCAACTGAACACAGGAATCCGCCACTCTGTTCGACCCAACACTTTGTTCAGTGTTTTCTCTGAGATGCCGCACCGCAGATCTTTGGTGATCACCCGTCTGCAGAGATTGTTCCATTCTACACTATCAAAGCGTTTCATTGTTTCCAGGATGGCATCTCTGGCGCGATGGCCGGTGATGGATCGTGTGCGCAGGCCTTCCAGCAAGCCCCAGAACACAGGCCAAGGGTTTTCAGCATGTTCAATGCCAGAACTCTCAGGCACCTGTTTCACATGGAATGTGTAGTAGGGATTGTAGGCCTGATAGCAGTTGAACAAAAAACACTGGGCATTGGCACTGCCTAACTTTGAGGCCATAAGTGCTTTTTCAATCACCTTTTCTTTGTGCAAGCGACTGTCGGAACTTTCAAGATCTCTTATCCAATCAGCTGCCACAGTGATACCGTTGAATTGAGTGTGTGAGAAATCGATGTCATGCATATATTTACAGTGTTACCATGATGAGTTATAGAATACTTTCAACCCTAAAAACATTTCTGCCCGGGCCATCTGGATAAATTTCAAATCGCTTTCGCGATAGTAATCATCTGCTTCGTTGCCAAAAAAGAATCCTGAGGTCGAGGGCAGTTGCTTATTTTTTACTGCTAACTCCAAGTTGTCCAAATCTTCAGCAGTGAGTTCCAGTTCAATGCCATTGAAGTTGTCTACCTCACGCAGTTCATTGTTTTCACGAGCCAACCACAATCGAGCCATCCAGCCGTGCAGGTTGGGATGTTTGCGCCAGTAGGCAATTTCTCTTGGCCGGTTGACATTGGGATTACGGTGCTCTTTATGAGCCTCGTCCCACTCTGCGCCTTCATAAAATTCATCTTGTTGGCCTGCTCGAGCGGCCACGTATGCGTACATGTCGAGTCCCATGTTCTTACCTTTTAGAAATGTAAAGGATTGCGTTTACGAAGGTGTGCCAGTGCGGCCTCTTTGCTGTCAAATCGACCCGAGATGGGTGTTTGATGTGCGCCACGTACAATGTACCAACCACCCAACACGGCATTGTATACCACTTTCATTATGCTGCCTCCAACATGTTGGCAGGCACTCGCCACAACATCGCACCGTCTTTGACTGTGACATACTTGATGGCCACCTTTGTGACTGTGCCTTGTACCACAAGGCCACCACGTTTGGCGCTGGTGAATTTCACTGTGTCACCTTTGGCAAAACTACGAATTTTTTGCTTGCCAAGTTGAGCGCGAGCATATTGCACGGCACTGACAATGCTGTTGAGTTCAGTATTGGTCAAATTGCCAAACATGATTGCGGAATTGATTTGTTGGATTTGAGTGAGTTGTTCCATCTTGGGCTCCTTTTGTTACAATATGTTCATATTATAGCATTTTGGCAATTATTGGTCAACCGCCAAAACAGTAACACTCAAGTGTTACATGCTCCAGTAAGTTTCGCTGGCTGGGTTGCAACACCAGGGTGTATCTGCGTCAATCTCCACAGGCTTACCTGACATCAAATTGCGAACAGTGATCCGGGGTGCAACATAAGTGTCACGAGCAACAATGCTCAGGTCACCAGCACTCCAACCTGCTTTGCGGCAAAGACGGGTACGAGTGGCCTGTGCGGCACCATAAGTTTTGTATGCACGGGTTTTGTTGGGACCGTCTGTGACAATAAGACCTGTACCTTTTGCGACAATTACATAACTCATTTGGGGCTCCTTTTTGTTGTCTATGTGTGTATTATAGCAGTTTGGGAATTATTGGTCAACCAAAAGCGTATTCCCGCACCCAATCAAATCGGGTAGTGACCGGCATCCATTTGAACTCAGTCCGCTTGCGAAAGGGCTTTTCAAAGTCAAAGCACACCATGACCCACCCTGGCTCAGGGCTGAACCTAACAGTGTCAGCAACTCGAACGACTTCAACCACTCTGCCGTCTGTCATCTTTGCTACTGTGATCATTGTGTGCTCCTTTTTGCTGTCTATGTGTGTATTATAGCAAATTGGGCATTTTTGGTCAACCAAAATATAATCACTGTAATCACCAGCAGTTCTACCACGGTAAATTTAGTACTATAGTATTACCTGTAGCGGTTGTTGTTCTAATTGATTTGCCCAATTTATGCTGTATTATAGCATTTTGGGAATTATTGGTCAAGTACTACTAGAGTACTACTTTTTACACCAGTGCCCTGGCTTCGGCGGGGGTGTATTCACAGCTACTCAGTGTGGCTTGTGGAGGCACTGTACTGGGCGATTGTGGTACGCCATTGTCTATTTCAAGGTTGATAGAATTAATACCAGCGATGTTGCGCCCTTCACGTAGAGCACCTACCATGGCTTGACCATATTGGTTGGCCGTGTTGGCAATGCTTTCCAAAAATTGTGAGGCCATGTCCACTTGTGTTTCTTGGCCGTAGCCGGCCAAGGAAGGAATAAAAGCAGTGATAGGCAATTGTGAGCCCGGGACTATTGTAGCAAAGTCAATACTGGCACTGGTTTGATTGACAAGTTCATTTGCTGAATGTGATGTCATACTATACCAATTGGTGTTCAATGTTGTTGTGGCAGCGCCCATGGCTGTGACGGCAATGCCAATGGCCGCATCCGCGGCTGTGATCAGCACTACCAACGCATCATCATATGAAGCGTAAGGATTGCCTGCGGTGTAAGGCGCCGGAAGAACAATTGCGCCAGGCACTCCATACACATCGGTAATGAGATTTTTCATAACGGAATATATGGTGTTGAGTGTGGTCAGTGTGCCAGCAGTGAGTTGGGCATTTATAGTTGCTGTGACTGTGGGCAAATAATCGTTGTAAGGAATACCAGCAGCTGATCCAAAAAAGTCTGTGAGCACATATGTGCCATTGGGTCCTGCTCCCTTGGCCAAATTGGCTTGATACCATGCAACCACGTCGGCAGGCAAAACAGTTGAGTTGTTGGCCACTAAGTCTAGCCCTTTGAGTGTGCATAGACGTCTTGAGTATGCTGCCGCAGCGGCTGCTGTTTGTGTGAGTGTGGTCATTGCAGTATGGCCGCCAGTTGTGGTGCAGTGGTATCAGTGATGCCTTTGATTTGTTGGAATGCAATCTGCAATGCTCGGTTGGCCGCTGCCTGTGCTGTTGGTATAATTTTGCCAAGATCATCACAACCTGTGGGAGTAATGCTGCCTGAATTCAATACAGGCTCAATCACACTGTTGACCGAACCTGCGGTGTCGTAAATCAACACTGGTCCATTGGGCGTGGGCAAGGTCAAGCTGGAAAAACTAGTGGGGAATATTTTTACAGGATTCAACAGATCACCCATGGTAGTGATGTTTGGCAAGGTACAGTTCAAAATATCCAATACTGTTTGCAAATCAGCGCCAGTCACTGCAAGCAATCCAGGATAAGCTGCTTTTTGTAAACGATCAAACTGATTGGCTGTGAGACCATCAGGATTGAACAAACTTTGTTGGTTGAGATTTACAAGATCAGCAATGTTCTGATCGGTGAGCCCTTGGGCTTGTAGTGCCGCAGTCACCGCCGGAGTTGAACCATTTAGGATATTGCCTTTCACAGCCAACTGGTGTAACAACACAGCAGGGGTACCAAAACGATCAATGTTCACAAAGTCAATCAGGTCACCGGTCAAGGCTAAATCTGCACCAAATGCAGGAAATGCCAAGTTGACCTGGGCAATGTCGGCTGTGATCAAATTGGTCATGTTGGTGAATGTAGGACCAAGGTAGTCTGTGCTGTTGGCATTGAACACACTGTTGATGATATAGTTTGTGAGTGAAATATAGCCTTGAGCAGCACCAAACGCCTGTGCAAAATTTCCAAAACTTCCGTTGCCTAGATACGTGCTGCCTGCTGTGGAAATTGAAGTGGCATATCCTGCGTTGCCCACAGTCCATGAAACATTGCTGGGCACACTGTCACCCAGAGCAGGGCAATAGTTGCCTGCAACATTGGCCCCCAATGTTTTGAGATTGGCCAATGTGACATTGGCAATGCCCAATGATGTATTGCTTGCAGCCTGACCAATCACAAACAACAAATTGGCAATAGGTGCCAATGAATTGTAACTGGCCACATTGTTGGCCAATTGTATGTTGCCTGCAATGGCATTGCCTGAATAAAATCCCACACCTGCTATGAGTTGTAAGGGTGTTGCAGTTGACAGTATCATTATGCTGCTCTCACTGTGCCGCTGCCTGCTGTACGTGAATGACCGCAGGTATCTGAGTCGCCACTACGTATTATAGGACGTCCGCCGGCTCTGACAGATCCTGATCCACCGGATGTGACAGCACTACAATGAATAGGCGGGCAGCCTTTGCGGCCGCAACATGGGTGCGGAGTTACTGAGCCGCCGGGCACAACAACAGGGCGGCCGTTTGCCCGCACCGAAGACACACCGGAAGTAGTAACTCCACCTGCGCCATTTGCATCTCCTACTCGTTGTATTCCTGGCATTTTATCCCATTAAGATTTTACTGCGCACAGGCTTGATGCCTGTTGTGGCTTCCAAATAACTGTCCCCAACGTCTTCGCGCACAGGAGCAATCATGGCCACGCTAGACTTATTTACCGTGACTTCTGCCTCGGGGTCTGCGGTAAACAAACTGTTCATCAACTGTATGCCTTGCTGTCCAGGCACCACTGCCACGGGCTTGCTCAATGTATAAGTGGCTGTATCAAATCCAACAATTTTTGCCACTATCTCTTCACCATAGCCCATGCGCATGGTGTATGTTTTTCCTGCTTCAACGCTCATTCTAGTTCCTTTTTAACTATTGCCAACTGATAATTTACCAAGCCCAACTGAAGCCTGTGATAAAACATGTTCACAAAGGCATCAATACTTTGCTTGCAACGACCCAAATAATGTTGATCATCTTCCCACAAGTAATCGTCAAACAACATCACGCCTCCGGGGCGCAACAATCCAAAACACATCACAGCATCTGCCAAGGCATCATCTGCGTTGTGACTGCCATCCACATAGACAAAGTCATACTGACGTTGATCCACAATCAATTGCGCCAGTGCAGGGAAACTCATGTTGGCCACGACTTCTACGGTTTGTCCAGGCTTTTTAACCTCTGCTGTGTTGGCACGAAACACTTGTTCAATGCTGCGATCTTCAGGGATCGAGTCATGACTGAATGCTGTGACCGGACGGTCAGCAAATGGATCTATGCAAGTAATTGTGCCTGTGTTACTCAGCATGTGTTCCAACATCCAGCAGGTACTGCGACCTTCGTGGCTGCCTATTTCCAATATGCTGTCAACTGTTTTTTGTTTTTGTAAGTAGTTGGTGATATAATCAAAATTGACCAAGGCATTGCTGAACCAGTCAGATGTGAATTGTGGCATTACTGCAACCTTTGGCGCAGTTCCTGGAATCCACCCACGTATTCTTCATCCAAGAATATCTGTGGCACTGATCTGGCAGTTGGCACTGCTTCTAATAATTGTTCGCGAGTCCAATCGTGACTGATGTTGCGCACTTCATATTCTATGCCTCGACTTTCTAACAAACCCTTGGCCTGTTCGCAGAAGGCGCATTGGTCTTTGGACCATACTATTGCTTTCATTTCATTTTCCTTTTGTTGGTATGTGGTATGTTTTGGCAAAGATGTCTGTTTTAACAACACCGTAATCACCTGGGCCATGACGAACAATATAGTCATTGCCTTTGGTGTATTCCAAGTTGCCCCAGCTGGCTTTTACCACACCGTCATGGTCAGCCAGTCGAGCAGTTTTCATGATCTTCTTGGGAGTAGCCGTGCCATCACCGTTGTCGTCGTAGTACGCAGAGAACTTGATGGGACTCACAGGATACCGCTCGCCCTTGGGGCCTGTGATAATCTTGTGACCCACTGTGTAGTTCACAGGACCCTCTAGTGTATCCACTGTGCCGTTGTCTGTGGCAGTTTCATAGCTAATGGGTGTTGGATACTTGTAGGTTGCGAATCCACCTTGCTTGAACCAGTTGTCGTCAATCATAAATTAGGCAATTCCTCGTAGTCGATGGCATCTCCCATGACACCAATAACATAGTTAGTTGATTCGTTCTCCTGCAGTGCAGTTTGTTTCTTCGACGTGTCCACATGCTTCATGAACCACGGTATGGGTGTGCTTCTGGGTGCTGGTTCTAAATACTTGATACCAATTTCCTTGAGAGCATTGGCTGCTGTATAATCCACAAAGTCACGCAAGATGTTGGCATTGAGCCCAATCACAGGACCTTTCTGGAACAAGTAGTCGGCCCAGGCCTTTTCTTCACGAATCACATCCAGGTACAACTGATATACTTCGGCTTCACATTCGGTCTTGGCAGCAGCAAAGCGAGGATCTTCTTTGGCCACTTGATTGATGATCCATGCAGTCCAGTCCTTGTGCAGGATTTCATCTTGCAAGATCAGGCTGATGATGTTGCCATTGCCAATGAAAATACGATTCTCTACCATGGCCAAGCTGGTGGCAAACGATACCATGAAACGGAATGCTTCCAATGCATAGCTGGCATTGAGTGCCAACCAAATTGCTCGGATGTGTTCACTCTCTGTGATTAGTTCGCCTGCTTCTTTACGACAGTTGATCACATGCAATGCATCGTAGTAGTTGCCCACACTTGACGCCATATCCACAATTTCTTTGGTGTCATGAATGGTGTTGAACACATCCTTGGGCACATTGTAGATGTTGCGAATGATATGACTGTAGCTACGACTGTGGATGTTGGTTTCAAAGAAACTCCAGTTGTACATCAAGGCTTCTAATTCAGGTATGCCCACCACAGGAGTAAACACCTGTGCTGGCCCACGTCCTTGCAAACTGTCCAGGGCTGTTTGACGCAGTAGGTTTGATGTAAAAATGTGCTTCACAGTGTCTGACGCATCTTTAAAGTCATTGGCATCTTTGGTCAATGACACTTCTTCGGGGATCCAAAAGAAGCCACGTGCCTCTTGTTCAAACTTGACCAGCTTGTTGTATTTGACTTCTTCAAATCTTTGAATGGTCACAGGACCAGCTGGATCCAGAAACATCTTGCGATTGAGATAGTCAGTTTTTGCTGTTAAGTTATATTGTTGTTTTGACATTTTAATATTTTCCCGATGCTAGAACAATTTTACAGATATGTTCTAATCTTTCAATGTGCTCATAAGCACGCCATGGTGTGACATCAATGGCCACTACTCCATGTCCTTTGATACCCACAATGTCGTAGGCAACATTACCACGATCATCCAACTCCAAACGATAATGACACTGATCAGCAAGAGCCTGGCTAATAGGAGCAACATCACCTACGTTTGGTGCTACCCGAGTATAGCGATTGAGTTCTGGAAATGCATTGCTGATAGTGCTCAGATCAATACCAGCATGCATGGCCGCGATGCAATAGGTTGGATGCACATGAACCACAACTCTAACATCGTTGCTGTGTTGACCCATTTCTTTTTGCAATCCAAAATGCAAAGGCATTTCACCGCTGGGCGTTAGATTAGCACTGATGTCAGTGTAGTGTTCTTCCTGCCAGGATTTTGTCAAAAATGGAGGAATCGGATTGACATGATCAACCAATCGAATTTTTTTAAACTGGTCGGGTTGTAGTGTTTGTTTACGAACACCACTGGGCGTGATGTAAAAATGATCACGATCGTGATGACGAATAGAGATGTTACCATCTCTACTGGTTATCCAATTGCGTTTGTACGCATCTACCAATATATCACAACAGGTTTCTAACATTTTAATTGTTCCAGTGTCTGATTGTATTTGCTATGATAAACACACAGGTCACAACATGAATTACAACCCAGAATGTTTTTAAAAACAAGGCTATTCGGGCTTCGCGCAGTGTCAAGATAGGCACATCGGGCCTATCACTGTCGGAGTGTCCCATCAAATGACCAGTGGCTCGAGCCCAAACTTTTTCAAGCACTTATTCATGTCCTTTGTGAATTAATTGATTAACCATATTGAGATCAAATTCTAGTTTAGAAATTTGATCTCGTGCCTGTTGATATTCCATGCTATGAACATCACCGTCATTGGTAACAATGTCCAAATACATATTTGAGGCACGGTCGTGTGCCTCTTTGAGATCGTGTTCTAATAATACTCTTCTGTCTTTTAACATAGTGATTCCTTATAACTTACATGCCTCACAGTCATCATCAAAAGCAATTTGTTCCAATGATGTGGTTGCTTCATTGTCTGCTGCCATCTTACTGCCTGCTTTGTTGATCAAGCTGTAGTAGAATGTTTTCAGTCCCCAGTAGTGTGCTTGCATTAAATTTTTAGCAATCAGGGTTGTGGGCACTTTGCGATCAGCCCAGTGTGCAGGATTGTAAAATGTATTGGTTGATATGCTTTGATCCACATATGCTGCTAGTACGGCTGCTGTCTTCAAGTAGCCATCGCAGTCCTTTTGTGCCCACATCTGTTGATACTTGTTTTTTAACTTGTGATACTCGGGCACCACTTGTGTCAACGACCCTGCTTTGGATTCTTTAACTGAAATCAAGCTCATGGGCATTTCAATGCCATTGGTTGAGTTGATAACAACCGAGCTAGACTCAACCGGAGCAATGGCCATGGTAGTTGCATTGCGTACACCATGACTGCGCATCTCAGTACGTAGGCCTTCCCAGTTTAGTTCTGGAGAGAAGTCTGCTAAATCATTGACACCGTTGGCACGTAGTTCCCAGGGAAATACACCTTGACCGTAACGTGTCCGGTCTGAGTCTACACAACGACCACGTTCCCGGGCCAACTCCACACTCATCTCTGTCAAGTAGTAGGCCTGGTGTTCCATCCACGTCTTGACTTCAGCCAGGGCGTCTCGTTCTCCGTAGTTGAATCCACGTTTGGCGTGCCAGTAGGCAAGGTTGGTAACTCCGATTCCCAGCGGTCTGATTTCGTCGTTGGATAGTTTAGACTGGATGGAAAGAAAGTCTTGATAATCAAGAATGTTGTTGAGGCTACGATGCAGTATACGGCAAGCACGGCGCATGTCTTCTGGATTACGGAACGCACCCCAATTGATTGAGCCCAGAGTGCAAAGTGCGATACGACCGCTATCGTCATCCAAACGTTTAAAGGGCTTAGTAGGTAAAAGTATTTCACAGCAAAGATTACTCTGGTAAATGGTGTGATACTCAGGGTCGAATGGCCCTTGGTTCATCACATTGTCAATGAACACAAGATAGATGCGTCCTGTGTCTGTGCGCTCTTTAAGAATTCCGCTTTTGAATACTTCTTCGGCAGCCATTACTTTCTTTCGAAGTCCACCCTGTTTTTCGTATTTGACATACAGTTCTTCAAATAGTGTTGTATCTTTGTAAAAGGCTTCATACAAATCAGGAACTTCGTTGGGGTCAAAGAATGTTATGTTTTCTCGATTTTTAAATCGTCTCCAGAAGAAAGCACTAAGCACAACCCCATAATCCATATGACGGACTCGGGTTTCTTCTGTTCCTTGGTTGTTCTTAAGGACAATAAGATCATCAAACTGATGATGCCAAATAGGATAAAAAACAGTAGCACTTGCATTACGAATACCTCCCTGTGAACATGATCGTAAATCACCGAACCATTTTTTCAGGAAAGGTATCATACCTGTGTGCATAATCTCACCGCCACGGATGGGACTACCTAACGGACGTAGTCGTCCAATTTCCAAACCAATGCCTGCTCGCTTGCTGGCATACTTGGCCATCATTTCCCCAGAGGCAAAAATAGAGTCGAGATCGTCATCGCTACGAATAAGAACACAGCTACTAAACTGTTTGGTAGGAGTACCAAGACCAGCGAGTACAGGAGTAGCAAGAGTAAAAAGACCATCACTGGCAGCGTTATAATACTCTTTGATGTATCGCATTCTCGCTGAATTCGGTTCTTCTGAGTGAAATACAGTAGCGGCCGCGACCATGTATCTAACTTGTGGAGTTTCATATGTTTGTTTTGTACTGCGGTTCTTAACCAAGTACTTCTCTATTAATTGTTCAATGGCTGCGTAAGAATATTGTTCATCCTTGGAATGATCAATTATGTCGTTCATGCGGTTCCAGTCATCTTCTGAATACCATTCCAGGAGTTCAGGAGTGTATAAGCCAGTGGCCACATTTGTTTTCACAATTTCATACAAGTGCGGAGGATCGTAACTGCCATACACATCTTTGCGTAGCATGCTCAAACGTTGTTTGCCTGCCACGTATTGATAGTTGGTGTGCCCAATATCGGGATTTGATTCCACATCAATCAGATCCACAATGGCACGTAGAGTAATACCGTCAATTTCTTTGGTGGTAATACCGTCATAAAAATGCAATTGTGCTTTGATTTCTATCATGCTCTGACTTACGTCAGCTGTTCCGGCACACACTTTGGCCACTTGTGCTTGCCATTTTTCAATTTGCAGT